TCAATTTCTGTCCAAGGATTACTGCTTGACGCTCTATATTGAATTGCAAACTGAATATAAGCATCACCAGCCACAGTAGAAGTGACTTCTAACCAAGGCTGTATATACATTGTTCCTTGGAATAAACCTCCTTGACAACAAGCCCCAGTTCCTGGTGTACAACTTGCACCGTCCCCACTAGCATTATATACTCTTTGAGAATTATAAAAATAAGTCGGTGTAAGACTAAAAGGATTACCCGTTGTATTACCTGTTGTTGTTGAACTATCGTCTGCAAACAAAAATTCTGCATTAGATACTCCTGCACTTGGTGGAGCTGGCATAAAATTACTACCATATCCTGTACAAATAACTTTAGGTGCATAAGCTGTTCCTGCTGTAAAAGTAATTCCCTTAGTTATAGATTTAAATCCAATACCTGTACCATTTGCATCAGCTAATGTTACACTTATAGTATATTCTTGCTCATTAATCATAGTCTTAGTGGTAGTTATTTTTCCTGTACTATCTATATTAAAGAAAGGCTCTTGAGCTGCCGGCAAGACCGATGCTATACTCCAAGCAAGTTCCTCTTCATAATATCCTGTATTTAAAATGTTAGTGCCATTAGTACCGTATAATTGTATTATATCTGTGTCGCCTACTAAAGGATTTGTGGCAAGTGCATATGCTGGAGTAGAAATAACATTAGCTGCATCAATAGCTGTATGATACATTACGGGATTTTCATTAGTTAAAGTAAAAGTTAATACCGATGGAAGATCATCATTATATACATTACCACCAGATATAACATTTAAACTTACTATATAAGTTCCACTAGAAGGTGTGTCCCCTGTAGTTGTTCCATACCAAAAATATGAAGCAGTCTGTATTTGCCATTGGCTAGAACCATCTGGGCCTGTTATACCAAATAAACTTTTAACATCTGCAGTAGGTTCATTTTCTTTTACTATTTGAGTAATAGTTACCGAATCTATAGTACTACTTAAAACCTCTGCTCCAGAGCCATTTATAAATTTAAAGGCAGTACCTATACTTACATTATTTGCCACATCTTCTGCAAATGTTGATGCTGCTTCTGTACTAATACCAATAATTCCTCCATATTCTGCTACTATAGAAGAATTTAATGTTTCAATTTTTCCACACATAGTAGTTTCCCAATATATATCTAATAAAGAAAATACTGGTTTAGTTTCTGCTACAGATAATATAGGTTGCATGGCCATAGCACCGCCTTCAGCTCCAGTATATCCTGAATCTATAGGGCCTGCCACTATAGCCCCAACTGGATTACCACTATTGGCTGAAGTACTAAATGATATTATAAAAGGATTTTGATCAGATCCATAAAAAGATTGCACAGTAGATACATCTCCATGAGGAATAGCCCCTGTTGGCGCAGTTTGCCAAGTTCCCCCTGCATTTTGTTCAGCTGAGTCGGGTATAGTACCATCTGCCGTAACTTCATAAGTACTACCATATTCTCCTTGATTACCTTTAGGATTTCTTAAAAGAGTAGCCCCTGTTTCCCATCCTACAAAAGGAATAGCTGCATATTTAGATTCTCTTGCCGTAGAAATATTTTGTACATTTTGACTAGCTAGCCCAGGATAATATTGTTGATTATAAGCAACTGCATTATAATTATTTACATTTTGAAGTACATCAGGATTATTAACTCTAATATATAAAATCTCATCACTATTAAATTCTTCATCAGTAGGGCCAACTTCCTTAAGATTTCTAGGAACTTTGTTTATATTATCACCTATTAAAGTACCTAAAGCTAATTTATTTCTATATGTTTTAGGGATAGTAGGGTTAGTAGTAGTAGCTGCAGCATTAGGTTTTAATCCTCCAGTACCATTACTTAACCTATCTTGTATTGGTAAACCATTAATAAATCCAGGTATATAAACATTATAATATTCTTGCTCTTGTTGTTTAACTACTATTTTATAAGTATACCAACCTAAAGGATTTGCTTCGCCAACATTTACTGTAAAATCTCCATACCCATCACCTCCGTCAACTGTTAATTCATCCCCCTGGGCATAACCAGATCCTGCGGTCATAATAGTAATCCCAGCAATTTCCCCGACTCCTACTATTGCATTTACTCTTACAGTACAACCACTACCTGATCCACCGGTTGTGTTATATGTTACCCCTGTTACATAACCATCATCCGCATCTGTAATAGCCAACACACTACTTACCCATCCTTGTTCTCTATATATACCAGGTTCGCCTAAAGCTGGATTGGGACTATTTGCAAATTGTTCATCTAATGTAACAGTTAAAGCTTTACCTATCCAATCGAGTACATGAGTATTAGTGTTGTCGCCTAATGTATTATAAGGTAAATATACACTAGATCCAAATTTTTCTTTCGTATCATCATAAGAAGATAATATTACATCTGATTGCCTTCCATAATAATCTGCTAAAACAAATCCTACTTGATAGGTTCTATTTTGTTTGATAGTATGATAAGGATATTGTGTATATAAATCTTCTACAGTATTTCTATTATTTGTTCCCGCACTATAAGCAATAGATTTAGGGGGAGTCATTCTTTCTACAATATTTCCATATACTACTCTATTAGTAATAAGTTCTTGCCCTAAAGCTTTTACAGGAACTTTATCATAAACTCTAGTAGTTTGTCCTTCAGTTAAAGTTTTATAGGGTTTAATAGATTTATAATCATAATCCCAGTAATACTGGTCTATTAACCCATTAGTAGGGTCATCATATGATACTAATGATATAGCTGAAGAATCAACATATACTATAAATCTTCCTTTATCCCCATTATCTACATTTACAATATCTCCATCTTTATATTCTGTACCATATGTAGCAATTGTTCCTCCATCAATAACACCACCAGTTTCAGTAATAGTAATAGTTAATCCACTAGCCGCTGTATTAGTTGTTCCTGTATATATATTTCCAATATTAGTTACTCCTTCTGTACCAGCGCTATACCCAGTTCCTGCATTATATAAACTTAGAGAACTCGCAGGGCCACTTTCTATTATACTATTTGTTGTAATACTATCCAAAACCTTAACGGATAAAGCATCTGATTCTTTATATAAAACTTCAACTGCTTTTACATTATAAATACTTTGAAGTTCACTTAAGGAACTTGGTAAGGGAATTTTTAAACCTATAGTATCTATATTATTTTCAAACCATTGTAATATTGTACTAGTATATGCGTCTTCTTCGTCTTGATAATAATTATTAAATGTAGTATTAGTTTCATAAGGCCCATTAATATCTTGGTCTATTTGTCCTAATCCAAACTCTCCATATTGTTTTGGAATAAACATTATCTGACTAAATGGACTCATTAAAGAATATTCATTATCATTAAATTTAAATCTATAACTAAATCTTACAAATTTATCATCTAAAAATGCTGGATCACCAGGATAACCACTATCATATAAAGGATTATCTCCAAAAGTCACTGTATCTCCAGGAGCCCCATTAGTAAAACCAGTATAAGAGCCACCTGTTGGATCTTGATCAAAATAAACATGCCAACTTTGGATTCCGGTCGTAGTAGCACCTACTTTTATTACTACATCTTTAACTCTTAAATTACTAGGAATATCAGTAGGGTTTGCCACTTTTGAAACTAAATCCCCAACTCTAGGAATTCCTCCATAAGAAATACCATAGGCAGAAGCTGCTTGTAAAGATAACCATTGCCAACCATCAGGATTATAAGAATCTACAGTACTCAAAGCAGTGCTAGGCTTAAGTCCTGTATTGTCTAAAATTTGTTGAGAATAATTAGACATATATTGTTCACTATGATTTTCCATAGTAGTTCTACTAAAATCTACTTTAAATCCATTAGCTAAAACTGAGCCTATAGTAGGAGATACTTCAAAAGATGTAGTAGAATTTACTTTAGTAACTTTAACTAAGTTAGGAACACTCTCAGTAATCCCTGGTCCTTTATTATGATCCATTACTATATCTCCAACTCTTACACTAGGTAAAGGATAACTTACAACTAAAGTAGTAGCAGTGGTTGTTGCAGCAATAATTCCCGTAGTTCGTGCCATTGGAATAAGAGGATTCCAAGGATAATATTTAGCTACAGAAATTTGAACTTCTGTAGTATAAGCTGAAGGATTATTAGCCGCAGTAGTTATATTTATTCTTCGTGGCTGATTTAAATTATCAGTCCAAAATAACAATTCCTCTATTAAATTAACTCCATGTATAGGAAATTTTTGATTAAAGTTTAACCAATATCCTGATACTAAAGTAGTAGGAGATCCTGGGTTGCTTAAATCAAATTCAAGTATTAAACATGTTTCAGTTAGTCCCGCTCTTGAAGAAGAATCACTATCACTAAATGTTGTTGCAAAAACATATACCTTATTATTAGTTTCATCTACTGTATGCCCTATGACTACCGCATGTTTTGTTGCTGAAACCGTACCTACTTGTAAATTTCCTAATATATTTTCAAATTCACCTACAGTAGAACCTTCAGACCTACTAATCAATAAATTGATAGCTTCTCTATATTCTCCTTGTGGAAGAATACGAGAGTCCATGTCTTGATTCATTCTACCTTTTAAAAAGGTATTTTTAATTTCTGGCATTCTTTAGTGTTTTATCCATTTAGATTTGTTACGCATCACTTGTACGATTTCATCTAGTTTAATATTAGATAATCTTATTTTTGCATTTCTTAATGCAGCATATCTTTGTCTTTTATATTGTGGCGCTATAGCCGCTGTATCTTTTCTAGTAGACATTATACTATAAAGCAAGTGTTGGTACATTGCTTCTTCAGCTAGTTTAGGGACCTTAGTATCTAAATCATAAGCCAAACCATCTGATACATATTCTAATATGATAAGTTTGCCTTTTAAATCACTAGAAAAATTAAATGTTCCTCTTCTTTCATCTATATTAAACCATCCATTCATTTGCATATTAACAGGATCACCCCCATATCTTTGTCCCCAATATCCTCCAATTCCATAAGCTTCTCCCCACCAATCATACATATAAATAGTGGGATTATTAATAGAATTTATAGGCCAAACCCCAGTAATATTAGAGGTATTAAAACCTTCCCATCTCTCGTTAGTTAAAGAAGTGCCATCTAAATTATCTCCAAAATTATCTTGAATAATTTCTCCAAATTTATCTTGAAGAGGAGCTTCATAAGGACTACTAGTTAATTGTGTAGGAAATATTGTATGTTTAACACCATTACCATCTACCCAAGATAATTTAACATAATTAACATAATCTTGTGGTATTATTACTGAAAGATTATCGGGAACGGTTAATTCTTGAGATTTTATACTTTTTAATGTATCATAACTAAATTCTTGCAAACCTCTTTTTGCATGAAAAATTACATCTGTTCTATTAACTCTAGGTATTAATTTATCTTGACCTACATATCCAACAGTAAAATTATTTACTATATCATTTAAACTTATATATTCATAGCCACCATAATTATTAGCTACTGCGTCTTCTTTTAATTGTACTTTAACATATGTACCTATAGCTTGTGCATTACCTAATGCTATAACACTTTGTTGTTTTGCCCCAACTTGATTAACAGTTAATGTATAAGTGGTTAAATATTCACTCCAGTCTCCTAAACCTGTGGGACTAGTGTATATTCTAAAATTATTTAAAGTAAAATCAGGATCAGTCATAGCCCAGCTCGAAGTACTCCCTAGCGATAAAGCAGTATTAAAATTAAAAGTATAATCAGTAGTTAATGCTACTTCTGTATATATAATCTGCGCACCCGCGTAATATTGTAAATTAGTTTCTTGGATTAATCCTCCATCTGGTCTAGGCATATCTTATTGTTTTGAGTTTTGTTCTTCTTTTTGTATTTCCCCTGCAGCAGTTTGTATAATTGTAGGATCATTAATAATAATTCCTGAATATGCTAATACTCGTGTTATTACATTTGTTTGTTCTGATACATTTAATTCAAAATCTACCGAGGTAATAGTGTCATATATAAATTGTCCTAAACTTCCTGTAGTATAAGCCCATACCACATCTACAGGTTTCTTTAAATAAGATATAGTAACACCTGTTTGTATAGTAGTAGGATATACAAATAAAGTATCATTCTCATATAAATATATAGGAAAATCAGTTGTTGGTTGAGTTAACGGGGAAAGTAATAATTGTGTTATCTCGTTTCTTTGTGCATACTGGGTAAGTTGAGTACTATCATAAAAAACAGTACCTAATCTATATATATCAGTAGGGGTTAAAGTAAAATGTGGGCCTACATAAGCTGTAGCTCCTGTTCTTTGAAAGAATTGTAAATTCTCTTCAATATTTTTTATACGATTTGCATATTCTGTGTCATTTTGCGGCACACGATACTGTTGATTTAAATCGTCTTCATATTTTTCAAATATATTTAATTGAACCTGGGTTGCAACTTTATTGAATTCATCAGGGGTCATATATCCTCTTTGCTGTTGGTTAAGGATTAACAAAACAGTCTTGTATACAGTATCTACGTTTATTGCCATTCTAGTATAGTGTTTATAATAAAGGCGGCGTGTTGCCGCCCTTATTAATATTTATGTTAAGATAGTTTTTTATCTATTGCTCTGTATATTTCTACACCATCATCTGTTTTAAACCACGCAGCAAGTGCTGAATGTGGGTTTTCATCAAATGGAACATTAAATAATTTACGTTTATTTTTACCTAACGTAAATGATCTTTGATCACTAGATAAATTTATTAACCCTGCTTCAATTGCTTTAATTCCAAAGTTTCTTAATTGAACATTATCATCTTTAGCTAAATCCAAGAATAATCTAGGATTTTTCTTAGCGAATCTAATTAAATCTCTTTTTACTTCTTTAGAACTTAATGCGTTTATTGCAGAACCAACCTCTGTTCTTAATACAGCTTCAGCTATTTCAATTTCCATAGCTCTTGCAACATTTAAAGCTTCAATTTCTATTTCCATTTCTGCTAGTTCATCTTTAGCTTGTTGTACTTTCTTAACTTCTGCATATCTTCCATTTAAATCTGGATGATATAAAGATAAAAGTTTTTGCAAAGCCTGATGCTCTTGAGGAACATGTAACCCACCATCTTGAAACATAATATGTCTCAATGTTACTTCACCTTTTTGTTCATCTACAAAGGGTGAAGATTGGTTAGTTGCATATCTTAAAGCTCTTTGCTCTTTTTTCACAGGATCAAACCATAACAAAGGATATTTCTCTGTATGTCTTGATTTTAATGTGAAAGTAAGAGGTTCTTTATTTCCAGTTAAAAAATAATTTCTATCTTTTAATTCCCATCCATCTTCTGGATGTGATTGTTTTTTGGGTTGTGGTGGAGTTTTAACCTTAACTGGTTTTTCCACTACAACTTCTTGTTTTTCTGTTTCCATAATATAATATAATTAAATAATTAAAGGTATTGGGCACCGAAGTGCCCTTACCTTATAAAAAAATTAAGCTGTAAATAATACGAAATTATTTCTAGCTTGAGTACAAAGACATCTTTCTGATAAGAAATTTACCTCCATAGCATCTAAATTAGAAGTAGCAGCACCGCCAACAGAACCTGTTAACCATGATTTCATTCTTCTATCATCTGCTTGAGAAGCTCTATATCTTACATGCAAGAATGGTCGTCTAATGTTTGTTCCTAGTAACTGATCGTATACTGAAGAAGTACCAGCTGGTACTAATACACCATCGATGTTGTCACCGTTAACAAAGTTAGAAGAACCACCTCTTGTAGAAGCGTCGTTTAAGTATTTCCAAGAAGTTTTATAGAAGTCATATGAACCTCTTCTAAATCCAGAGAAACCTAAGTTAAGCGCCATATCTTCAGAGTTTTCAAATACACCATAAGATGTACCTCCAGCTCCATAAGAGTTTTGTGTCGCTAACATGTTATCAAATAATAACTCAGTTTTTCTGTCTAAGAAAAGCATATTTTCTTCAATAGCTCCTTGAGTATCTAGATTTTCTAGAACTTGGTCAAAGTCTTGTAACCCTCCAGCATAGCCAGAAAGTACATTACCACCATTATTAATAGCAGCAAATAAACCTTCAGTACCAATAGAACCAGCAGTTGCGCCAGCACCAGCAAAAGAAGGAACAGCCGCTACGATTGCAGCAACCTGAGCTAAATTAGCTAGTTCACCTTCAACCATTGCTATTTCTAAATAATCTTCGAATCTTAATCTAGTTTCACCTTCAGCTTTTAAATACCATAGATAACCACTAGCACCATCTTCTGTCGCAACTTCTACCCAACCAATTTGAGAAGCGTCAGATCCACTTACTGCGTATCTGTCTCTTACTATAATTGGTTTGTTACTAAATGTTGAGAAAGAAGGTTGAATAGACCAAGGATCTCCACCAGCACTTGTAGCTGCTGTAGCAGGACCCGTAGATCCTTTTCCAAACTCAGAACCGTATACAAATACTTTAAGGTTAGTTTTAGCTAGCCCTGGATTTGCATTTGCTTGAGTATAAGGTATAACGTCTACTAAATTAGCAGCACCCATACCAACTGGATCAATTGCACCTGAATTATCTACAATAGCTTTTACTGTAAATGAAGGATCGTTTGGATCCATAATTACTACTGTCATGTTCGGCATTAGTACGTTAGTACCATTGTTAATAGTTAACTGCGAACCTGCAGCAGTACAGCTTACGCCATCATAAGCGATGTGTAATCTGTTTTGTTCAGACCAAACAACTTGATCTGACATCATTGGCATTTCAGCGCCAACCATTCTTAAGAAGCCACCTAACGTTCTGTTTCCATAACGCTCTACCTCTGCTTCATAAATTTCCGGTAGATATTGTTGAGCGAAATCATTCGCACCACCTGTAGCAAAGTTTAGATAGTTTCCTTCTAAAGCTTGCATTGTTTGTGATGGAATAAGACTCCCAAACTGAGGACTTAATACACCCATAATTATTAATTTTAATTGTTAAATTTACTTCGTTTGATTTTTAATCTTGAACTATCTACACCGTCTATAGCACGAACTTTAAATCCACCAAGATTAATATCACCCGCTGTTTGGCGAGTAGCAGCAGTAGGGTTCTTAGAACCATCTACAACTGTTTTAATCCCATCAGATTTACCTTGTTCATAAAAATGATTTACTATTTTGTCTATATTTTGTGCAGCATACATAGCTTTATGATAACCTCTCGTATCTTTAACATAACCTTCTTTATCCAAGAACCTCTCGACGAAGTTGTTTAGATTAGATTGATTTTCTGCAACTGCATTGGGATCCTTAACACCATATCTAAATTTCTTTTCACCAACTTCGAAATCAAAACCTTTGAATTCATCAGAAAAAAGTTGTTTAGTGTTGTTAAGGAATTTTTCATGCTTTTGCTCAGCTAATTCCTGTTCATTATTGTAGCGATTGAAGAATTCCGTTGCTTTTTGTTGATCCTGAGTTATACCTGGTCTCAACTTGATCTCATCGTAATACTTAGTTTTTAAATCTTCCAAAAAGGTTTTGGCTTCTACAACTGCTTCTTTTTTAGCGAGTTTTTTTCTTTTGACGTCTCGCTCTTCGTCAATATCTGTGTCGAATGAGAAATTTTCTTCCATTACAAAAGTAATTTCTTCATCATTTAAATGTGGTTTAGTTTTTGTATAGTATTCTTTTAATAGCTTTTCTTCATCTACATTAGAATAATCAGCATTTAATCTTACATAATCCTCTACTGTACCTCCAGTTTCTTCCATGAAGTTAACTAGTTTTTCAATATTTTCAGGTAGTTTAGCATTAGGATCTGAAACCTCATCTATTACTTTATTTTGCACCGACTCCCCGGCGACCTCTTGAATTTCTTCAATAGGCGAGCTGGACTCTTCAGTGGTTGTGTCTCCTCCAGCGTCCACCTTTTCGCCATCTCCGGTTCGTTCTTCCACATCCACCGTCTTTGTTTCTCCGATTTGAATGGCATCGTCTTCTTGTTTTTTAGTTAAATCTACTTTGATAGGCTCTTCCAATTTTACATTGGGGTCTTTAGTTAAATCTACTTTAGTTACCTCATCTGTAGCAAATTTTTTCATTTTAGGTTTTGATTTCATTTTCATATCTCCACCTTCTGATTTGACTTCTTTAGTCATCTCAGGCTTAGTTTCTGTTTTTGTTTTTGACATAATATAATATTATAAAATTAATTAAACACCCGCAGCACCACTAAATTGTTCTGGGGTTTCTTTTTCAAAATCTGTAGGTAATCCACTAGTGTTTCTTTGCTCAATCATTTTACTTTGTTGAGTACCCTCCATTTTTGTTCTTTTATCTTTGCGATCTTCAATTCTATTCTCCTTTTCTTGCATCGCTTGCACTTCTATCTTTTTTAATTCCATATCAAATTGATGTTGGAATTGCATTTCTTGTTGTTTCAATTGGGCGGCTGTTTGCAATCTTTGAATTTCCATTTGAGATTTAGCTTGTTCAAATTGAATGTTAGCTTGAGTCATAGCTTCGTTCTTTTGCACTTCAGCCATAGCCGCCGCCTCAGATGCTTGAGCTTGAGCTTGCCCTTCTGCCTCTGCTTGAGCTTTTTGAGCTTCTTGCATTGCTTCAGTTTTCTTTTTACGCTTTTGTTTTAAAACATCATTAGCTAGTTTTAAATTTTTGATTTGTCTAATATCAATAGCATCTTCTAAATCAATTCCTCCTTGTTGTATAGACATTTGAATATTCTGTTCTAACATTTGTTTATCCTCTTCTTCTGGCTCTAATAGTAAAAATATACCAAAATCATGAAGATTTAAGTTTTGTATTTCTGCTAAAGTTCCTGTATTATATGTAGATATAGAACTTTTAAGAGAATTTAAAGTTAAAGGATAGTTTAAAGAATCTGCAACTTTTAAAGCTATATTTTCACATGTTCTTAATATTAACCATAATCCCGCATCTAATATATGTTTAGTAGCTACATTAGATTGGTTAGCTGCCATTTTTTGTAAACCTACTAAAGTACTTTTATCTGGCACTGAACCATCTCTAGCTTCATTAAGTCCGGTCACATCTCTTATTAATTGTAAATAATATTGATAAGTACTAATTAAACTTTGTATTTTCCCTTGGCCAGTAGATGTAGCAAGTTCTTGAATAGGAACTTTACCTGGATTCATATCTCCTTCTTGAGTCATAGATCTCCCCACTATACTACCAGTTTGAAAATACATATTTAACGCCTCAGCTGGATTATAATTAGTACCATTACCTAAATCAACTTCAGCAAGCCCATCCATATCTAAAAATACACCGTCTGGAACCATTCTAGCAATTACTTGTTGTAGTTTTAAATGAGTTAATTGAATCATATCAGCAAACCCAGTTATCTTACTTACAATAGAATTTATTCTACCTTTATACATTCTTGGAGCTACGATTGCATAACTCATTTCAACCTTAGTAGTATCAGCAAAAGGTCTTGTCATATTTTCTGCTAACTCCCATTGTACTAATTCATTGTTCCCTATTACTTTACACCCTTTATAAAGAACTTCTATTTTTCTACTTACCCTAGAAAAATTATCATTTTCTGGTGGGTCAAAAGTATCAGGTTTTTCTAATGCTTTTTCCAAACCTGTATCAGTTTCTTTTATTTTAAATACTTGAGTGTTATAAGTTTTATATTCAAAGAATAAAACTTGCACAGTATTTTGGTCATAAGTTTGCCATCCGTATAGTTGTTGATTACTATAACTTTTAGTTTGTTGGATTTTTTCTAATTGATCTTCAGTTAAATGTGGAAATTGTTTAGCTATTTCAGGAATAGTTAATTGTTTTATTTCTCCTACATAATAAATATCATCAAAATTAGGATCTTCAGTATATGAATAAATCATATTAGCTGGGTCTACATAATCTATAGTAACCCCATTCGCTTTGTTCCATTGTGTTTTTACTGCTCCTATTCCTAATGTAACTAAATCATAATAAAATCTTTTCTTAGTATTTTCAAATTTATTTTTAGCTAAGGTATTATCAATCACTTCTTCTTCAGCAATTTCTACAGATTGTTTATAACTTAATTGCATATGAAGATCTAATTCTTCTTTATTTTCAGGTAAATTAGCTGGATCAGGACTTTGATATTGATTAATACCTAAAGTTCCTTGTAATTCTTGCAAATAAGGCTTAGCTAACATATCTTCATAAATAGCATTAGCATAGTCTGTTCTTCTTTTTAATGATATAGGATCTTGAGCAAATGCATTTATTTCAAATATTTTATTAGCCATCCCGTTTACAACTATATCTACAAACTTAGAAACAACTGGAACTGGTTTCCAATCTAAATTCATATAAGACATATCACCATTAATAGCTAATTCATCTTTATATTTTTGAACTGGTTGTTCTCCACGCGCATATAATCTTAAAGTATGGAATCTATTATAAGAAGTAGCGAACCGAGTACCATTACCTCCTTGTCTCCACCATTCACCTTCTATAGCTTGTGCAACTTGTCTACCATAATCTATGGAAGATTTTTCAACATCTGGCACAGTTTGGCTAGGGAAGGCGCTATTTGGATTTGCGTATGTATTCATTTATTTAATTATTTTTGAAACTAATCCTTTATTATCATATCTTTTAATACCAAGATCAATTGGTTCTCGTTTTCTTCTACTTACTGGAGCATATCTATTTTTGTTACATGCCATTAAAGCAAGTCCAGAACTAATAGAAGCATCGTGCGTAGTTCTGTTATTTATATCAAAAGAGGCCCAATCTTCTAATGTTCGTTGAAAATACATATCTCCATAACTATCTCCATTAAAACCAATTGCACTTTCTATATAAGATTCAATTGCTGCAGCATGAGCTTGTTTAATATCTTCACTTGAATTAGGTATACCACCTATTTCTTTTTCTGTTACTGAAAGTTTATTCCAAACTTTATCAGGTCTATTCATAGCAAAACCTCTGTAACCTCTTCTTTTAAAATGATATAAAAGCCTAGGTTTATTATTTTCTACTAAAATTGGCATTCCATAAAATATACATGCCATTAATACATCTTCAAAAAATACCTCAGCTGTTTGAGGTCTAGCTATATATTCTAAGAAAAAATGATCAGCTGGGGCTTCTTCCATGCTAAACTTAGTTAACCCATGTAAAGATCCATTAGATCCTCTTTTATCAACTGTTCCTGAAATATCATATGGGTCACATCCAAATGCTCCTATATGATCATTACCAGGATATTTAATACCATTTTTTTCAAAAAACCTGTTTTGTAAATTATCATCTGGCACCCAAGTTATAAAAAATCTACCTTGATTATTAGGAGCAAATATAACTCTAGTGTCTTTAATACCATTTTCCCATATAAAATTGCCCTGAGTTACTGCGGCCCTATTATTAGAATCTTCATTAAAATCTATTTGTTGATATATTTTAGTTAGATTAAATAAAGATGATTTAGATTCATCTCTAAAAGCATGCTTTGTAGTTCTTGGAAATTGTCTATAAAATTCATTTAAAGCATCTTGATCTTCTTTTAATCCATCAACTTCATTTTTCCAATATTCGACGACCCCCAGATCGATAAATTCTCCTTGCGGTCCTTTAACTTCGGCAGTTGGGGTATTGAAGACAGGTATCCCATTAGCATCAATGTATCCCTCGTAATTCCATTCCATAGGTATGAACAAAGAATATAGTCCTGAGCTAGTCTGTCCATTGCGGTTTCTTTTTGTAACATTTGAGTTATCATATAATTTTTTAAAGTTTCTACCTCCTTTATCTAATGCATTTGAAGTACTCCCCATCATACATTTACCAATAATTTTACTACCTAATCTTAATGTAGTTTTAGTAACCCTCCAGTTATTTAAAATATTATTTGGTTTTTCCCATTTTCCGCTTTCATCATGCACTAATAGTTTTAATTTTTCACCATCATAACTATTATCTCCAGTATTTTTCCAGTCAATAGTAGTATCTAATCCTTGTAAATCACTTACTACACTACCCATTTCAATCTTTCTTCTAGTAAATTTAGAAGCTGGTACTCTATATGCTAATTCTGTTTTTGGTCGATCCATACCATCTTGGATCGGTTTAAAAAAGAATGGATAATTTACTGAAATTGGTACTACTTTATCAGTAAACATTTTCTTAGCATCTGGACCAGTTTTAGATAATATTCCATATCTGGAATCACTAGCTAATGTAGCTAAATTCACAACCTCTCCTGAGGCCATAAAAGAGAATCCTGATCTACGATTTTTAAGGTAACACATTCCATAGCATCTTCTGTCTGCTTTGCAAGCTTCCCAGAATATAAAGAATAATCTATTGGCTTCTCTAAAATCTGGTGCCCCAACATCAATCTTACTCCATTGCAAGTACATATAATGAGTGCCAGTAAGATAAGTAGGAACCCCTTGATTAGAAAACCAAAAACCTTCTTCACGTCTTTTAAATTCTTCATCAATATATTCAAACCATTTTTCTTTAAAATCTTCTGGATAATCTTTCCAGTCAAATACTGTTTTAATTCTTTTTAAAGATTTAGGATATTCAGTTTTAGCCCAAGTTTTATTTTCAAATTCATGGACTTTTTCTTCTTTAGGTAAAGCTATTCTAAGATTTTGTATTTCATAAATCTTTCCTATTTTACCAGTCCTACTAATAACTATAATATCATGTTCTTTATTATATCCATACTTCCATTTATTATAACGATTTAATCGTTTAATAATTTTAGGTTTAATATGGTCATCTATAATTTTATATAAAGTTTGTTCGTACATTATTTAGACCTCCCTTCTGCAAAACCCCTAAAAGGTTTTTCTTTTTTAACCTCCTTAGGTTTATCTTCTAACATATTCTTTTCTTCTTCAATTCTATTTAGAATTTCAAAAGCATCAAATATAGCTAGTTTTTTAGTAGCTGCAGCATTTTTAAGTCTATCTGCGGAAATGTCACTATCAGAATCAACAATAGGCTCTTTAGCAACTTTGATTAACTCTTTCACCGCCACTTGCCCAGCTTGGATTATATTCTTCTTCGTTTCCTTTGTGTTCATACTTTATAACAATATCATTTGATTTCATACAATAAATTCGCTTATTATCTATAATAAACTCCCATTCTCTACCTGGTTTATAACCAACTAGATCCCCTGGGTTGATATTAGATGCTTTTAATTCATCATTACCTATTTTTAATATACCTATACACTTTTGTTCTAAATCTGTTGTTAGAGGATTAGTATCTTTAATAGGCATTATAAAACATCTATTCATAAAAGGCAACCAATTATCATTTTTTTTATATAAATAAATTTGATTTGGTTTACAAAAATATAAATCTTTTTTGAAATATTGGCTGCTATTTCTTTCATTTCCCTTTACATCATACCATCTTCTAAATATATTATGATGTATAATTACTTCATCGCCTACTTCTAAATCAAAAGAGTATGCTAAAGGTATTGACTTAATAATAGCATGTCTGCTTACTAGTCTATGATCTTCAATATTAGCATTTGTAATAAGAGTTTTACTTCCTACTTTAACTTCATTATTATACCTACCTTTTTTAGGGGTTATAATAAAATCATATATACTATTCATTAATATTCCAAATCATATTCTACTGAAATAGCCATATTAGAATTAAACTTTTTCCATGGCATTACTTCATTGTTTTTCTTTATATAAATATTATAAGAATTGTCTGCTTGACTAAAACTAATACTACATATTGTATGTCCCCCATAAACAGATTGACCTACAGAATAATGCATAGCTTCGTTTTTATAGTCCGCGCCTATACTTATTTTTCTTATAATAGAGGTCATCGTCTACTTCTTAACTTCTTCTTTCTTCTCTATTTCAGTATAAGTTCCATCAGTTAAATCAATATTTACTTGACCATATTTTTCTTCTAGTTCTTTTTTAGTAGCTTCTAATGCTGAATGAAATTCTTCATAAGCTTTATAGACTTCAAGTTTTCTAGCTTCTAATGCGCCAAGATCTAATAATACTTTTTGAATATTATTTTGTTGATTTTTTACTGCTTCTAATTCTTCTGTAGTAATTTTAGTTACTTTTTTTTCTACTTTTTTTGTCATTTGATTAAATTTTAATTATTATTACTCTATTTATTATTACTTATTAATATATACTTTTACTTTTTATATATACTAGTTGCTTTTTCTGTTGTACGTCCACCAAAATAGGCTAAAACGACGGACATCATTATTTTCTCGAAAGTGTCATTCCATAATTCATTTATATGAAAAGGTAAACTTTCAATGCTATCTAAAATACCTGCTAAGGAAAAGATAACTATACACCATACTAACACTAATGGCCTAACATTTTTACTTAACCATGAATCAGATATGGAGTCTGCCTGCCATCTTGAAGTGATAGATTCTATTTCTTTATTTTGTTGATCGTATATTATTTGTTGCAGTTTAATTTTATCTTCTGCACTTACATCAGATTTAGTTATAGCAACCAATGCTTCTTTAGGTGATGTAAGGCCTTGCAATACGTTTCCTAAAGTAGGATTAATAACAGAAGCAGCACCAAATAATAGCTGTCCAACGGTTGTATCTTTAAATTTCTTTTTTGCCATCTTATTTATTATAAGGGAATAAGCGATTTAATGTAGCTTTTCTAGATTTACACCCACACCCTCCAGGTATACTATTAGCTAATTTTTTTATCCCAGTTTTTTGAGTAAATTTTTCAATTGAATCTCCTAGTCCTTTTGATTCCATTTAATTATAATTTTTCGAAATTATCAGTTTTATCGTATGCTTCTTTTTCCCATGGTAAATTTGGAGCACCTTCTTTCATTTTAGATCTTGGATAAGCTTTCCCTTTCCAATATACATTTTCATCATCATAATCTAAATCTCCCCTTTTAATTTGATCTATATGAATTTCTTCATGGTCTATAATACTTTCATGATCTTCCTGTGGCAAATCATCAGCTATTAATATAGTGCCATTTTTATTACCTTTACCCAAACAGCCTTCTTCTAATTCTCTCTCATATACCGGAGGTCTTTTTTTAAATGGTGGTTCTAATTTAAATGCCATAATTTATTTTTCCTTGCTAAATCTTTTACCATGTGATGTTTCACCCCATTTTGGATTATCAAAATCACTATATTTTATATACTCCCCATCTACCATTTCTCCTGGGGGTCTAGCGTGAGCACTTTGAGATGTGAAAAACATTCCCATTACTCCTAATGCTTTACCAATTGCTGGGGCAACATATTTTTTAACTCCTTCTTTAAGAACTTGTTTTGTTAAAAAAGAACCACCACCACCAGAAATACTTGCAGCTTGCATAGCGGCTTCTTGGTTATTTTGTTTAATAATATCCTTATCTTCCGCATTAACATCTACTTCTGGTATAGCAAACGCTGGAATTTCTTTTTCTACAGGATCTTCCATTATAGTCCTCCTCTCATTATTATTTAATGGAGATTGTGATCGGGAAATACCCCAATTTTGTGTATAAGGCATAGATTGTGTTTTATCCTCCGTGAACTGCTGGTACTCTTAAGATCTTTTCGCAATCTTCTTTGCTATCACATCTTTTAAAGATACCACCTTTTTTATTATTCCAGATGAACCAACCTTTTTCGTCTTTATCAATACAGCCTTTTCCACCTTCGTCTTTTGCGCAGCCTTTTCCTTCATTTAAAGGGGAAGCTTTACGACTTATGGGGTTACTTTGTGTATATGCCATGATTAATTTATTTTTGTATTTAAAGTTTTTTCAAAATCAATTACAGCCTCTGAATCTTCTGTAGCTGTTCCAAATCCTCCTTCGTTACTTTCTGTTGCTTCTTTTTGAACAACATCTTCTTCCTTAACATTTTGATTAGCTGGGGAGCTTTTTCTTGATACTCCTTCTTTTTTCTCATCATGTTTAATATCTCCTGCTAATTTAGATATATGTTTTTCATCAGCTGTTTGCTTTTCGTCTTTATCTTTTGCATGAAATTTTTGATCATCTAGTACATCTCTTTTTAAATAGTCGATATGTGCTTTATCATCTTTAATTGCTGCCTTCACATTATCTCTTGTAATATGAGTGTGCATGTGTTTGTGAATTGGGTGTGCCATTTCTTATTGTTTTTAATTATTAATTTTTTATGAATATGCGTATATTATTTTACTAGCAGTTGTACCTGTAGATTTTACTCTAATCACTGCTAAAGGAGACATTGTTCCGGCTGGTAATTTAGATATAATTATATCATCACCGCCTGCTGTAATAACCCCTACATCTATATCGTCTGTAGTTTCTCCGTTCCAAATTTGGAAAGCTTTTGGTTGTCCAGTTGAATCACTTCCAACAATTTCTTCTTCATCGCCTGATGCTACGTTACCAATTGTAACAGTTACAGCACCTGTACCACCACCACCGAAAGCTGCTTCAATAGCTGCAGTATTAAATACAAGTGTCAAACCTTCAAGATCTGTTAAACTATAAGTACTTACCGCTACTACTTTTACATTTGTAACAGCACCACCAACAGTGGTTGCCGTAAATGTAGCACCTCTTCCTGGAGTCATTGCATCTATATAAGTTCCTCCAGATGGAACAATTGCTTGATCAACAGCATTGCTAAATCCAGCTGAGGTATTTGTACTTATATTAGATAAAGTTACACCAGCATCTAATCTAAATCCATAAGATCCAGTTGGAACTCTATAAAGACCATTAGCTTGGTAAATTGAATAATTTTCAGTTCCTGCAGGAAATAAATCTAAATCTATACCATCAGCGTCCATAATGCTTAATTGTACCGCACTATCAACAGCTTTAACAAGTCCTACCGTCCAGTCAGTTGTGTTATATACTACATCACCTACTTGTACTCCTTGATCCGCAACTTGACCCTGACTTGGTGCTGCTTCTAAAGATTGTACGAAACTACCTCGTGTAGGATTTATCTGTAACGGTCTGGTTGTATCAACTAGTTTATTAGCTGTATTTGCATTACACGTTCCAGAGAATCTTAAAGTTGAGCCTGGAATATTTATTTTATCACTTGGTACAACTCTTAATCCATTTGTTAATGTGCTTGGATTTATTATCATGATTTACTTTTTTATTTATTTTTTTTGTTTTTTATTATTCCCAAATCAACACCACCTGAAGAAACTACTTTACCATAATTTACTGAAGATACTGCATGCAATCTTCTCTTTTCTTCCTCTGTTAATGGGGGTTGAGTAGTTGGTTTCTTTTTTTTATTAAGACCTAACATTTGTAATGGTGACTTTTTCATAAAATTATTGATTTTTTCTACTTTCTTTTATAGCGTAGGTTTTTTGACTTCTACTTATTTTACCTTCTTTTCTTTGTTTTCTTACTTTCTTTCTTTCTTCTCTACCTTTTAATCTCCTAGCTTTTCTAGTTTTCCCTGATTTTTCAGCTTTATCTATTTTCTTTTCTCTACGAGATTTTGGCTTTGGTGTAGTATCAGCTTTTTCTTTTGTTTCTATTTTTTCAACTTTTCCGCCATCACTCTTCTCTTCTTTTTTAATTTCATTTACTGCTTCAACTTTATCTTTTTTTTCTGGTGACTCAACTTCGTCCTCATTTAATGGAGAGCTAGATTTTCTTGATGGAGCTAGTCTTTCTCCCTTTTTCGGTATATCTTTTCTATCTTCTGGTGGAAGACACGGTTTTCCCTTTTTGTCTGGATTTAGCGTCCACCCTTCTGGACACTTTGCCTTAACAGGTGATGAAGATTTTCTTGAAGGACCTCCTTCTTTGTGAGACTCTTCAGCTGCTGTTTTTTGTTTAAACAATGCTTGAACATCTTTTCTTTCATAAAAATCTGCCTCTCCATATCGCTTTTTTAGTGCCTTAATTTTTGCTTCTATTTGTTTTACTTTTTCTTCATGAGAATGTAAAGGAGATTGAGATGATCTTCTCTCAGGGCCCATAGGTTGATTAGCTGCTTGAGTATTATCTTCTTCTCTCTGTGCGTCTACTTGCTCTGGATCTCTACCTTTACTATGCATTTCAGCTTTATGTTCTTTTAACTTATCGGCTTTTCTTAATTCTTTATGAGATTGACCATCTTCAGCCTTCATGCTTAATGGTGATACTCTACTAAACGGATTTCTTGCGTTTAATGGAGAATTTTTTCTTGAAATTGGATTTCTTCCTTGTTTGTATGGCATAATTATTTTCCTTTTGCAATTTGTGTTATTGGACCTGGTGTATAAGGAACAGCTCCTAATTTTAGCTTCATTCCATAAAGCCCAGCGCTCCAACCTTTCCCATGTGTTCTTCCATCTTGATCTAATGGACCATCCCATATTTGAGATTCCCCAACTATACCTACAGAATTGTTTTTAGAAGCATGTGTATGAGACTTGTCTTCTATCATTTTAAGTGGTGATTTGTATTTTTTCATAATTTTTATTTGTTTATCCTAATTCTTCTAATTCTTCCGCTCCTCCCATATTTCTATCAAAGGATCCTTCCATTGTTTCCCCAAACATTCCAGCAGCCGCGGCTTTAGTATTTGGATCAAATGTTGTAGGTGGGTTAAGTACTCCTCCAATATCTGGACTAGACATTGTAGGATCTACGGTGTTAGTAATTCCTTCTTGTTGACTAAAATTTGGCTCACCTTCAACCCCCTCATCGCTGAGGCCTTCAATGGCTTTTATTATCTTATTATCACCGCTAGCTACGAGTCCTGGTAATTGATCAAGTGATTTTTGTATTTTTGTAATGCCAAGTTTTTTTCTTAATCTACCTTTGACAAATTTTCCTAATAATCCCATATTTAACGGTTTTTATCTTTATTTACATTATAAATAGCATAAGTTAAAACCTTATCAGTATAAGTATTACCCGCTATTAATTTATTTCTACGTTCACTTGTAGGTATATCTTCTTCTCCTAACATTATCCTATACATTCTGTTAATAAGTTGTTTACCTTTAAATGAAATTTTATATATGTTGTATTTCTGTGTAGTTCTATTTCTATAGCGCCACACTTGAATCCAATCATCTTGAATTAATTTACCCCATCTTCTGTTATTCCAACTAAAAGAATATACTCCTGCTTCAAAGTCTTTTCTTGTAAACAGTTCTATGCAGTCTAGATAAATTAATAATTCTATTTCTGCATCAGTTAAGCCGTTGTTTTTGGAAGCCCATTTGCGTATTATACGGTAATGTTTTAACAAGTTCATCTCTTTCAGGTCTCTTGCTTCTAGCCTTTTCATAAAACAACGACCACATTCTCTTGTCTAATGACATGATATGGTTCTTTTTCAATTTCAATTTTATGTGCTGCAGATTTATCAAAATAAATTATATCATTTTGTTTAACTGCTACCACAGAATCACCTATTTCTATTACTTGAGCTTGTTGAAACCGAATGTCTTCACGTTGTTTTTCAGTTAAGATTAGCCCACCTTTAGTTTTTTGGTTAGATTCTCCTATTTTTTTTATAATTAAGTTATTTCCTATCGCCTTCATGTAATCTAATATTATTTATTATACAATCAGTTGATAAGATAGTAGTTGCCACAGAAGCCGCATTTAATAATGCACTTTTTGTTACTAATAATGGATCTATAATTCCATTATCAATCATATTTACCATATTTCCTGTAACCACATCTATTCCAAAACCATGCTTTTTTGGCATTTTTGGTTCTAGTCCAGCGTTTTCTAGTATAATTTTATAAGGAGAAAGTACTGCGCGAGCTAAAATCTTCTCGGCTTCATTATTTTCTTCTATATATTCGGCAGCATTAAGTAATGCGATACCTCCACCAGGTACTATACCTTCTTTTATTGCGGCTTTTGTAGCACAAATAGCATCTTCAACTCTATCACTCTTTTCTTTTAATTCGATTTCAGAGTTAGCACCTACTTTAACCACGGCTACTTTAGCAGCTAATAACGCAAGTCTTCTTTCATGTGCTACTTTGTATGCAGGAAGTTTCTCTATGGCTTGTTTTGCTTGAATTTCTTCAATCAAATCTTTTACTGCTTCTGGAGTTTCTTCTACTTGTATTATAGTATTTTCTTTATTACTAATTATTTTCTTAGCTTTCCCTAAATGACTAGGATCTATTAAATCCATATCATCACCTAAATCTTCATTTATAACAGTAGCGCCAGTCATTAAAGCTAAATCATTTAACTTCTCTTTCTTTGTAAATCCAAATACTGGAGCATCTACAATACAAACTTTTATATTACCCTTCATTTTATTCATTGCTAATGCAGCTAAAACCTGAGGTTCTACGTCGGCAATAATAAATAAAGGTTTATTCTTTTTAATAACATATTCTAATACACCTTGTATTTTTCGTATGTTTTCTATTTTTGATTCAACAACTAGAACAAGAGGATTTTTTAATTCAGCAACACCTTTGTTTTGATCAGTTACAAAATGTAAACTCTTTAAAGGCCTATCATACTGCATACCATCAATGATCTCCACTGATGAAGTTAAGTCTTTAGATTCTTCCATTATTACGACGCCGGTTTTATCTACACTCTTAAATGCTCCACCAATTAGTTTACCTAATTCTGAATCATTATTAGAAGAGATAGTGGCAACTTGATTAATCATATCGCCTGTAACATCTATAGTAATATCTTCTAAATATTTTATAACTTTTTTCACAGCTGAATTAATACCCTCTTTTAGTTGTCTAGTATTAATTTCTTTTTTGCTTGCTTCTTCTAGTATTGCCTGGGCTAATACTGTTGCCGTAGTTGTGCCGTCGCCAGCTTCTTCTACAGTTTTTCTAGCAGCTTCTTTTATTAATGTTGCACCCATGTTTTCAACAGCATCTAATAATACTATTGAATTCGCAACAGTTACACCATCTTTGGTTATAATGGGTTTTCCTTGATCATCTTCTAGGATAACACACTTGCCGCTAGCCCCTAATGTGGAGCTAACAGCTTTAGTGAGTTTATTTATCCCTTCAAATATTTGATCTT